TTATGCTGATGCTTATGTTCATCAACTTGATCGTGATGGTGAAAAATTAAGATCGTATAAATTCCACGATGTTTTCCCAACAAATGTTTCCCAGATTGATCTCTCATATGATACCACTGACACAATTGAAGAGTTCACTGTAGAACTTCAAGTCCAGTGGTGGGAAGCAATTAGAGGAACGGCACCTGGCGCAGGTGGCGATAACATCAACTAATAAATAGATAAGACGGTTTAACTTTATAAAATGGCAAAACTTTTTGGATTTTCTATTGATGATGAGTCTAAAAAACCGGATTCAGTAGTATCCCCCGTCCCCCAATCAAATGAGGACGGGGTTGATTATTATATTCAATCCGGTTTTTATGGTCAATATGTAGATATTGAGGGAGTCTATAGAACAGAATTTGATTTAATTAGAAGATATCGTGAAATGGCACTTCACCCAGAGTGTGATGCTGCCATTGAAGATGTTGTTAATGAAGCCATTGTCAGCGATTTGTATGATTCGCCAGTTGAGATTGAATTAACAAACGTAAATGCCAGTGATAAGTTAAAGCAAAAAATTAGAGACGAATTTAAATATATCAAAGAAGTAATGGACTTTGATAAAAAGTCCCACGAAATTTTTAGAAATTGGTATGTTGATGGAAGACTTTATTATCTGAAGGTCATTGATATTAAAAGACCTCAAGATGGTATTCAAGAGATCAGATATATTGATCCGATGAAGATCAAGTTTGTAAGACAAGAGAAAAAATCCAATAAAGATAATTTAATAACAATACAGAGACCGGAAGATATTAGAAAAGACATTTATCCAGAAATTGATGAGTATTACGTCTATACTCCAAAACCAAATTACCCAACTGGAACTTTTTCTTCGGCAGGAAACACAAAGGGATCAATTAAAATCGCAAAAGATTCTATAACTTATGTAACCTCTGGACTTTTTGATAGAAATAAAGGAACTTGTCTTTCATATCTCCACAAAGCAATTAAGGCACTCAATCAGTTAAGAATGATTGAAGACTCTCTTGTTATTTACAGATTGTCACGTGCTCCAGAACGTCGTATTTTCTATATTGACGTAGGTAATCTTCCAAAAGTAAAGGCAGAACAATACCTCAAAGAGGTTATGTCTCGCTATAGAAATAAACTTGTTTACGATGCGAACACTGGAGAAGTTCGTGATGATCGCAAGTTTATGAGTATGATGGAAGATTTCTGGTTACCTCGCCGTGAAGGTGGTAGAGGAACTGAAATCACCACACTTCCTGGTGGTCAAAATCTTGGAGAACTGACAGACGTTGAATATTTCCAGAAGAAACTTTACAGAGCACTTGGAGTTCCAGAATCAAGAATTGCTTCCGATGGTGGTTTCAATCTGGGAAGATCTTCAGAGATTCTCCGTGATGAACTTAAATTTGCCAAATTTGTTGGTCGTTTAAGAAAGCGTTTTGCCAATATGTTCAGCGATATGTTGAAGACGCAATTGATTCTCAAAAACATTATCACCCCAGAAGATTGGGATAGAATTAATGATCATATTCAGTATGATTTCTTGTATGATAATCAGTTTGCTGAACTTAAAGAATCTGAAATGTTAAATGAGAGACTTGGATTAGTGGCAACAATGGAACCTTATATTGGTAAATATTTTTCAGTTGAGTATCTTCGCAAAAAAGTTCTTCGCCAAACTGATCAAGAAATTATTGATATTGATGCCCAAATTGAAAAAGAAATTGAAGAGGGAATCATTCCAGATCCAAGTGCCGTTGATCCTATTACGGGAGAACCATTACCTCAAGGTGGTGAAATGGGTCCGATGGGTGAAGTTCCACAGGAACCAGATCTTGATAAGCAAGGCGCAGCCACAGACGCTCAACTCCAAAAAGACGTTAAGACTGCCGAAATATAAATAGGCTTGAACTTTTTAAAATATTAAATGGAAGATCTTATTGACTTGATTGCTACTGATACTTCCGCAGCAGAGGTATCAGATCAAATTAAAAATATTCTCTATACCAAAGCAGCAGAAAGAGTTGATGCTTTTAGACCTTATGTTGCCACGACCATTTTTGGTGAGCAAGAAGAAGAGTCTTCGGATGAGGAATCTTCGGATGAAGGAGAGGAATAACTAAATAACTAATATAAACTTTGAATAAATATGTCTGCTTTTAAAATAGTACAAAAGATTGCTAAAGTTAGTGGAACTTCCACTAGTGATCCAATATCTCTCCAATCTGGATATTTGAGAATTATTCCAGAAGCAGATGCCTATGTTGAAATTGGATATACTCCAACTATTAGCACTTCCACGAGTTTGTGGTTAAAAGCGGGTGAGATTGCTGTAATAAAAGAACCAGTAAGATCACAACCAGTAGTTGGGGTATCCACGGGGACTACTACTACAATTAGTTTACCCGGTGGAACTGGTTCTTGCGTTAGTGTTGGTGATTTTGTTGCTCTGACTGGTATTCAACCAGCAGGAATCAATACAACATTTGCCCAAGTTTCAAGCGTTCTAAATACTGATCCAAGAAATGGATATCAGTCAGATAGAATTGTTTTAAACTGGAATACATCATCAATTACTGGTGTTATTACAGCAACAAGTAGTGCTGAAATAAGAAAAGCAGTCAAAGTCGCCACAAATTCAAGTGGTGTTACTCATATTACCGAAGTTCAAATTACAAATTCCCTCTAATGAAACTCATCACAGAAGAAATTCAAAAAGTAGAATTTATCGTAGAAGGTAAAGGAACTGCCAAAAAAATGTATATTGAAGGTGTTTTCCTCCAAGGAAACATCTGCAATAGAAATGGTAGAATGTATCCTATGGAAACTCTTTCACGTGAAGTAAAAAGATATGATGAGAGTTTTATTCAAAAGGGTCGTGCTTTAGGTGAACTCGGTCATCCAGATGGACCAACCGTAAACCTTGATCGTGTTTCTCATAAGATTGTTTCACTCACTCAAGAGGGAAATAATTTTAAAGGTAAGGCACAACTTCTTGAAACTCCTATGGGTAAAATCGCCAAATCATTGATTGGTGAAGGAGTTACCCTTGGAGTTTCTTCTCGTGGTGTTGGTTCACTCAAGATGACCAATGAAGGTCACAAAATTGTTGGCGAAGATTTTATGCTAGCAACCGCTGCTGATATCGTTGCCGACCCTTCTGCTCCTGATGCTTTTGTTCAGGGAATTATGGAAGGTAAAGAGTGGGTTTGGGAAGGTGGTATTCTTCGTGAAAGACTTGCCGAGCAAACCCAAAAGAGAATTAATACTCTTATTGATCAAAAAAGACTTGAAGAGCATAAGTTAAATCTCTTCAATGAATTTTTATCAAATCTATAATTTATAAATAAATATAGATTATATCAAAGATCTAAAACAAATGTCCGTTGGTAGCAATTTACAAGAAATGGAAAACGTAGTAACCAAAGGAGCAAAACCAGCCGAGCCAATGCCAAAGCTGACTACAGGCATTCCTGATGGTCAAACCGGCACTTGGGAAGATCTTGGCGGTCCTACTCCAGAGAATTATAGAGCAGATGACGACTCGGCCAAACTCAAAGAGCCTGGCGCGACACTTTCTCAAGTGAAGAATGTTGTCAATAAAGGTGCCAAGTCCGCTGATCCTATGAAGAAAATGTCAGAGGAAGCGGAGGACGAGGAAGAGGAAGCCACTGAAGAGGATCTAGAGGCTGAAGAGGCTCTAGAAACCGAAGCAGAAGAAGGTGAAGAGGAAGTTGAGGAAGAGTTCAACGTAGAGGAGGATGTAAATGCTCTTCTAGAAGGCGAAGAACTTTCCGAAGAGTTCCAAGAAAAAGCACGTACCATTTTTGAAGCTGCTATCAAAACCAGAGTTGCTGAAATTAAAGAGCAACTCCAAGGTCAATATGAGGAGTCTTTGGTTGAGCAAGTACAAGGAATCAAAGAAGAGTTAACCGATAGAGTTGACGCATACCTTGAGTATGTTGCTGACGAGTGGTTCCAAGAAAACGCACTCGCAGTTGAGCACGGTCTTAAGACCGAAATGACCGAATCATTCCTTGCTGGAATGAAGGGTCTTTTTGAAGATCATTATGTAACAATCCCTGAAGATAAATATGATGTCATCGAGAGCATGGTAGATAAACTTGATGAAATGGAAGCAAAACTCAACGAGCAAATCGAAAGAAATGTTGCTCTGAATAGAAGATTAGCCGAGTCAGTTGCCGATGTAATCTTTGCAGAAGTCACTGAGGGTCTAGCACTTTCTCAGAAGGACAAACTCGCTTCTCTTGCTGAAAATGTTGAGTTTGAAAGTGAAGCAGACTATCGTGAGAAGCTAGTAACGTTGAGGGAATCATATTTCCCAACAAACGCTGGTACTCAAAGAGACAATTCAGAGAATCTCTCTGAAGAAAACTCGTCCTCCAATTATCAACCAGTTTCTGGTTTAATGGAGTCATATCTTCAGACTCTGAATAGAGTTTCTAAAAAGTGATTTTTAGATTATAAATTCAAACTAAACTTTCAAAAGAGGTAAGATCAAATGCAAATGTTCAACCAAGAACATCTGCAGGAGAAGTGGGCACCCCTTCTAGACTACGAAGGTCTCGATCCAATCAGAGATTCACATCGTAGAATGGTAACTGCCGTTCTCCTGGAGAACCAAGAAAGAGCACTCCGCGAAGAGCGTGAGTTCCTTTACGAAACCCCAACCGTCAATACCAATACCGGATCCAATGCTGGATTCTCAGCTGGTGCTTCTTCACCTGTTGCTGGTTTTGACCCTGTTCTGATCTCACTGATCAGACGTGCAATGCCTAACCTGGTTGCTTATGACCTGGCTGGCGTTCAACCAATGAACGGTCCTACTGGACTCATCTTCGCAATGCGTTCACGCTACACCAATCAAACTGGTTCAGAAGCTTTCTACAACGAAGTAGATTCAGCATATTCTGGTCAGGGCGCAACCTTCGCTGAAACCGATGGTTGGGTTGATGGTAGCGTTGGTCTTGGTACTACCGCACAGCAAGGAACCAACCCTGGTCTCCTCAACCCAATCGGAAGCGCAACTGCTACTACCTACAACGTAGGTCAGGGTATGCGTACCGATGAGGCAGAGAACCTTGGTGGTGGTCCTGCTTTCAACGAGATGGCATTCTCGATCGAGAAAGTCACCGTTACTGCAAAGTCAAGAGCTCTGAAAGCCGAGTACTCATTAGAACTCGCTCAAGACCTCAAGGCAATTCACGGTCTGAATGCTGAAGCAGAATTGGCAAATATTCTCTCAACAGAGATTCTTGCCGAAATCAACCGTGAAGTCATCC